ATGAGTGGTGACATCAACACTGGGATGGGTAACTGCCTGCTCATGAGCAGCATGGTGATTGCCTATTGTGAGTCAGTCGGCATTGAGTACCGCCTGGCGAACAATGGGGATGACTGTGTGCTCTTCTTGGAGCAGGCGGACCTGGGCAAGCTATCCGGCATTGATAGCTGGATGCTTGACTTCGGTTTCACCCTCACGCGTGAGGAGCCGGCATATGTCCTTGAGCAGGTGGAGTTCTGCCAGGCGCGCCCCGTGCTTACGAGCACTGGGTGGCGCATGGTGCGTGACCCACGTGTTGCTATGAGCAAGGACTGTGTCAGTCTCCTCGGGTGGGAGAGTGAGCTCGATTTCCAGTATTGGTGCCACGCCATCGGCACCTGCGGAGCCAGCTTGACTGCTGGTGTCCCAGTGTGGCACGCCTGGTACCACCGTCTTCAGCGCATGGGCGCCGCGGCGCCGAGTGGGGTGGTGGATGTGGTCTATGACTCTGGTCTCGGGTACATGTCCCGTGGGGTGGTTGGGGGTGAGGTGTCTGCCGAGGCGCGCGTCAGCTTTTGGCGTGCCTTCGGCATCACACCTGACCTCCAGCAGTCCCTCGAGGCTGAGTACCAGGAATCAGTGGCTGTAGCCGCGCCCTGCCCCATGACGTTCCCCGACGTCCAAGCGATTGATACTTCTGAGAACCCCCTTGCAGCATGGCTCGTGGCCGCAAGAACTCCAATCCCGTGACCAGCGGCGTGCGCCGTCGCCGGACTCGTGCACCTAACATGAAGGGTGGCGAGGCGGGCACCATCATTGAGTACAGTGCTCTTGGTTCCACTGTAACCACTGGTGGCACCGGCTTGGCCAATCCAAAGCGGCTGTTTATTGGTGGCTGCCCTTTGGATGTGACCAATACGGTTGGGCCTTCCATCGCGTCGTATTACTCCACTGCTAAGTTCATTCCTGGGACCAAGGTCCGTTGGGAGCCCTCGGTCTCCTTCACGACCCCTGGGCGTGTCTATGTGGGTTTTACGGATAACCCGGAGACCATGACGACTTTTCTGAGCGCACCAACCCAGACTGATTGGAACAATCTCGTCAAGGGCCTTGGAGATGTGATTAGTTTCCCGATTTGGCAGGAAACTGAGATCAATTTCCCTTCAAAGCTCCGTCGCAAGATGTTCGATACGAACAACTCTATTACGTTCGACGTCAACATTCTGGATCGTTGCGCTCAGATTGCCATGTTTGTCGCCGTTGATGGCGCACCGGCAACGACTTCGGTCGGGTCGTTCTGGTTCCATGATAAGCTGCACGTTGAGGGCATTCAGCCCACGCTGACCTGAGCAGAACAGGCTCCACCAGCTGAGCGTTTGGTGCGGGACGCCGCCCTGACTTGGGGAAGTCGCCCCTCCTTCGGGAGTGGGGCGGGACCCTACGCTTATTGTCGTGGAGAGGTCCAGGTCGTTGGTACTAGCAAGTGCCAACGGGGCTGCCGTGGGACCATCCGGATG